ATTGCAGCAATGGTGGGTTCTGCACCCGCGGCACTGGATACACTGAACGAACTGGCGGCGGCACTGGGGAATGATCCGAACTTTGCCACGACAATGCTTAATGCGCTGGCAGGTAAACAACCGCTGGACAATACGCTTACCAATTTGAGTGGAAAGGATGTAGCTGGTCTTCTCGCATACCTTAGTTTGGGAGAAGGTTCAGCATTACCTGTTGGTGCGCCTGTTCCGTGGCCGTCAGCAACTCCACCAACTGGATGGCTAAAATGCAATGGAGCAGCGTTTACCGCTTCTCAGTACCCCAAATTGGCTCAGGCCTATCCTGCACTCAGATTGCCTGATTTAAGAGGCGAATTTATTCGTGGCTGGGATGACGGGCGCGGGGCTGATAGCGGGCGAGGTTTGCTTTCTGCTCAGGGTGCTATGTCATTCGATCACCGGCACTGGATTCCAACTTCACCAAGTTCTGGCGGAGATGGTCCAATGACGGCTGTTTTTATAGATAACAATGCGTCAATGGCTTATTACCCGAACGGAACTAATGAATATAACCCAAACCCGTCAACTGGCACGGTATTGCAGACATATACCGCAAAGGCAACACTTGGTTCAAAAATGTTTGGTAGTGAAACGAGGCCGCGAAACGTTGCATTTAACTACATTGTGAGGGCTGCATAATGGCACAGGCAAAATTAAACAACGAACTTATCGCCACAGAGGCAGGCGATATTACAGTATTTAACTATGATGACGAGACGCGAGAATACCTTTCTATATCTGTTGAATATCTGGCCGTGGGCGTAGGTATTCCAGCCAACTCATGCATTGACGCCCCCGGCGAGAGCAAAGAGGGTTTTGCTATTTGCCGGACAGCCGATTTTGCCGCCTGGGAATACGTCGCGGATCACCGTGGTGAAACGGTGTACAGCACTGAAACAGGCGAGCCGGAGATCGTTTCTTTGCCTGGTGAATACCCGGAAGGCACCACCACGCTGGCACCTGATACGCCTTACGATACGTGGAACGGTCGCGAGTGGGTGACAGATACGGAAGCGCAGAACGCGGCGGACGTGGAAGCGGCGGAACAACAGAAAGCTGCGCTCCTGCTTGAGGCCCAGACAACGATCAGTCTCTGGCAGACAGAACTACAGTTAGGCATTATCAGCGATGAAGATAAAGCTAGCCTGATCGCCTGGATGAGCTACATCAAAGCACTACAAGCCGTCGATATATCAACGGCTCCTGTTATTATCTGGCCTGTTCCTCCGGAGAGTTAGGCCACTCGATATCTGGTGCGCTGGAGGTGTTTAAAACTTCCAGAGCATCCAGATAATCAAGCCACAAACCATACTGTTCAAGCTCATCGCCTTTCAGACGACCAATAGCGGCTTTACCGGGCCATTGCTTACTGTTCATGTATTCGTTGGCCTGGTGAATTAGTAGCTGTCTTTCTGATTCAGTAATTTCAATAAGTTCTTCATGCGTGGGTGGAGGAATATCTGCCCACGCAGGCAGCCCATCATCTCCGGCAATACGGATTTTTCCTTGTGGCGGTTCATCCATAAACTCACTGATAATATTTTGATTTACTTCCTTAGCGTCTGATAAATCCCATCCCTCTGATTTATATTTATCAATCATATCCACAGGGAAAAAAGCATTATGCCTTGCGCTATAAACATATTCGTTCATATAAATCACCCTGAATAAAATTACTCACCAACAGCCCACCAACTGTAATTCATCGATACCGTGTCGCTGGTTGATGACGTTCTGTAAGCAGAATTAAAGCCGGTTAACGTTGGGCCTTCTGCAGTCATCACGAACCCTCGCCCAGCGCCTAAAGGCGCACCTCCATCACCAGAATGAGTAAGCATGGCGCAGTCCGCTTTTTTAGGGAAAGGGATAGGAAATGTAATCCTCATTGTTTGCGTCGATAATTTCGGCATAGCCTCACCTCGACCATATTGCAGAATTTTACCGTTTGGTAATTTCATCCATCCATCACCACTGGCAAAAGAAGCCATGTCCGGTATCTGATTTTCCCCTGTTCCCACCCCCCGTTTCGCTGCTTCTCCCAAACCAAGGTATGCGAGAAGACCAGCTACATCCTTTCCACTCAAATTGGTAAGCGTATTGTCCAGCGGTTGTTTACCTGCCAGCGCATTAAGCATTGTCGTGGCAAAGTTCGGATCATTCCCCAGTGCCGCCGCCAGTTCGTTCAGTGTATCCAGTGCCGCGGGTGCAGAACCCACCATTGCTGCAATCGCTGATTTCACAAAAGCTGTAGTGGCAATCTGTGTATTGTTGACCGACTGTGCCGCAGTAGGTGCTGTTGGCGTTCCGGTGAGTGCTGGACTCGACAGCGGCGCTTTTTGTGCCAGCGCATTGTTAATGGTGGTACTGAAATTCGGATCATTGTTAATGGCTGCGGCTATTTCTTTCAGCGTGTCCAGCGTGGCTGGCGCACCATTAATAAGAGCCGTCAGAGCCGCCTGAACAAACGCGGTGGTCGCAATCTGCGTGGTGTTATTCCCTGCTGCTGGCGTTGGCGCTTTGGGTGTCCCGGTAAACGTCGGACTTTCTTTGGGTGCATACTGTGAATGCGGGTCCGGTGCGGCAAGATGTTTTGCCATCTGATCATCCGCGTACACCTTCAGCTCCAGTGCCTTGTCATCCACATACTTGCGGGTTGACAGCACTACAGCAGGGTCGATTTTCAGGGTGATATTGTCCGTGCTGCTGGTAATCAGCACCATGCGCACGGTCTGAGTGCGCCCGCTACCTTCAGCCAGTTGCGGCTTATAGCTTTCCGGGCAGTTTCCCACGGCAATCAATGCCCCTGATTCATCAAACAGGCCCACTTCACGTATCCACCAACCGCCCTCGTTTTCAGGGATCACCTGTTCAGCAATAATCTGGCTGCTGTTCTGCGGGTCGATATAGAGCATATTCAGCGCAGCCCGGCGTTTCTCATTTACTAATGCTGTCTGCTTTGCGTCCGGCGTTGGCAATGTTCCGCCACCATCGCCGACCGCCATATGGGTAATTTTTAAAGGCACACCGAGCGCGGCGGCGCTGGCAAGTTTCGCCGCGCCAATATCCGTTAGCAGGGTATAAAATTTTGTGCTCATGGATTCACTCTCATTGTGTCAATAACATGGACCGCCCCGCCTTCATGCGCGGTGCCGCCGGAAATAATTGTTTCGTTGATATACGGATAGATCGTGATTTCTTCGCCAAGATAGCTGGCGGCTCCCACCCAATGCGGGCCGCTGGTCTGCAGGTTGATGGACATGCCGATCATGTGACGGCTACATGGTTTGGCATCGCTTATCAGTCGCTCAAGTTCCAGATAGGTATCTTCAGTGATGCCCTGGTCCTGCACACCGATATCCAGACGAAACGTGCCCGGTGCCTCTCCGGTCTGCCACCACTCAATAATGCGGATCAGAAAGCCGAACGGCTCCACCACCCGCCGCACGGCACTGGTGGTCCCTTTATGCTGATGAATATAAAAAGCATCCTTCACCACCTGGCGCTTGACGCTTTCTGTCCAGCTCTCGTCCCAGCGATCCACAGAGAACGCCCAGGCGAGATAAGGCAGGAAACTGACTGGACAGGTTGCCGGATTCCACAAGTCACGCAGCGGCACCTGCAGATCAGAAATCCCGCTGCAGGTTTGCGCCAGTCGGCGCTCCAGTAGTGTTGAACCCGGTGGCAGCAGACTATTCATCCGTTCCTCCGTTGGTTACGCTCCACTGCGTACATGATGCCGCCTGTGTTTTGTTCAGGACCACATCCGCCAGAGGAGAAGCCAGCTCCACACGCTGCACACCCTCAACATGCAGGGCGGCAAAGATGGCGCTACGGCGAATATCCCGACCAAGACGTGTCTGACTGGCGATGTACTTCTGCAGGCTGGCTTTTGCCGCTGCCATTACCGGCTCTGCTTCCGGTCCCGGATAGAGAAAAATGGTGGCTTCCACGCGATACGGGATGATTTCTGCGCTGCGAACCGTAAGACGGTCAGCCACCGGGCGGACGTTCTCACTGTTCAGAGCTTTTTCCACCACGTCCAGCAGGTCTTTTTCTGCAGTTCCATCGCCTTCGCGGCTAAGGACAGTCAGCACCACCTCTGCAGGTGCCGGGCTGGTTGCACTGGCATCCGCCACCCGACCGTCGGCGCTTCGGGCATGAAATTCATAAGCTGCAGTTGGCCCCGCAACTGAAAGCCCTTCAAAGGCTGCAGGCACACGCAGGCGTAACGCTTCATCGCTTTCCATCACAGCTGCAACGGGCGGCACAGCGTCATTATCAGCAGGCGTCACCGTCAGGCGTTTCACGTTGTAGTTGGCAGCGAGCTGGTCAAGATCGCTGCCCATCGCGTAAGCCACCATCACAGCCTGCGCGGCTTCGTTAATGCGCTGGCGCAGAAGCAACTCACGGTAAGCGTTCTCCTGCAGCAATTTGGTGACGGGTTCAGATTCCAGTTCCAGCGTGCGGATCACTGCTTCCTGCTCATCTTTCGGATGAAGCGCCACAAATTCTGCCTTGCGTTCGGCAAGCAGCGTCTCAAAGTCCGGCACATCCACAATCTGCGGCGCAGGCAACTGCGAAAGGTCAATCACTGCCATTCTCTGCTCCTGTTGATACGGAAAGGGAAACAGGCACACCGTTATTACGCCGCCCGTTCAGCGCCACCACCATTGAACCGTCAAAATTGCTGTTAATAGTGATGGAATCCAGCGTCAGCCGTGGCTCCCAGCGACTCAGTGCCACATACACAGCCGACATAACCTGCAGGCGTAACGCCGGATTTTGTGGCTGATCTATCAGTGCCGACAGCAGGGAACCATATTCCCGACGAGCAATGCGGCTACCCTGCGGCGTCAGCAGAATGTCCCGCACCGACTGGCGCAGATGGTCAATATCAGTAATGGCTTTACCGCTGGTATTGTTCATCCCGCTATAAAGCGTCATACCGGGCCTCCGGTTGTGTCGCCGCCTTTCAGGACGCCAGTATGCTGATGCGCATCAACCACGATCCCGTTAGAACTCATCGCTCCGCCGCCCTGGGTAACGCCACCATTGATCACCACTTCGCTGTTAATGCGCGTGCGGTCAGCCTCCAGTACAAACTCACTGGTTTTCATGGTGATGTTGTCAGCGGCCTCAATGACCATTGATTTGATGCCCCTGACATACCAGCGCCCGGTGGCGGGTTCGTATTCAAACCAGCCACCGTCCGGGTACTCAACCACGTTGCCGTCCTCAGAATCTGAAGGTGGCGGAAACTGGTTTGAGTAGACCGCAGGCAGGGCAAACGCGGTTTCCAGATTGCCGCCCAGACTCAGCAGCACCACCTGCTCACCTTCCGATGGTCGCCACCATGTGCGGGCATTCCCGGCACGCAGCGTCAGCCAGCTGATCCAGTTGGTTTCAAGCTCGCCCGTTTTCACCCGGCAAAGCCAATTCTCCCGGTCCACTTCGGTGACTACACCAGTGCGGATCAGGTTGGTGATAAGGCGCATGATTTCGGTTAATTGTGCGTTCATAGGGAAAGGTTGCCATCAGGGGAAGAAAGGCGGCAGTGCTGCAACTTGTATCAGTGCTGATACAAAGATCACCCCGCCAGCCATTGCAGAATCATGTCGCGGGTCATTGCCTCAACATCATCATTTACACCCAGAAGGCGACGCTCTGCGTAACGGACCTCCGGTCCTTTGCGGCTGACGCGATCACGCAGGCCATAATGGTGAACGCGGGCAATGCTCTGCACCTTACCTTCAAACTGTACGCTGGCAGAATCCGCGCTGGCGGCGGTTTTCAGGTATTTTGTGGTGCGCAGCTTTGCAAACATCTGACGTTTGATGCGCCCTTTTTTACTTCGTGCTGTTACCCGTCGCGGCTCATAGCTGCTGCCGTCAGGGTTGCGCTGCATCCTGATATTCTGCTGCTGTGTCCGGCGCAGTTCCTGCGCCAGCTGGCGCATCATGCGGCTTCTGGCGGCTGGCTCCAGATTCGCCAGCAAAGCACTCAGCCAGTCGTCCACCTTCTGCAGTTCAGCCACGTTTCACCGTCCACATTTCTTCAGGTTCATCGGGTTCCGCTACAGCTTCAACACTCGACACACTGCCGTCAGTGCTGACCAGCACACGTTCCGTCAGTTGCAGGTTCAGGCTGATATCACAGACATCGTTGCGCAGAATATCCACCTCAAAGGTGAATAGTTTTTCCCGTAACGCCGGGTTATTGATGGCATCGGGCTGGTTATCCCTCAGCCACAGCAAAACCGGGGCCATCAGCAGATTCTGGTCGCCGCTGAAATCCTCAATCACCGCGTTCAGGGTGTAACGGTACTCCCACGACATGGAGCTGGCCCCCGTGGCAACCAGCGAACCGTTATCCACAAACAGATGCAGTTTGTCCGGGTTATTGCGGACATAAGGCACCGCTTTATTGAGGGCGTGGCGCAGGGATTGTGGTTTGTTCACTGTTTCGCTCCTGACACGCAATAATCATGTCCACTTTGTCTGCACAGACCGCCCAGGCGGCCTCCGTTTCATCCAGCAACGCGTCCAGATCACCGTTAGTGCGCGGCGTTGCCTGCTCCAGCCGACACGGCGTCACTCGCGGACAACCACTGACGGTAAGCTGCACCTCCGGTGAGTGTCGGACGTTCCCGCAGCCGGATAATGTCAGCAGGCAAAGGAGTATCAGCCCAGCGGCGTAAATCCTCGTTCTCACGTTTCAGCTCCTCGATCCGGTGTTGTCGTTGTCTCAGCAGCGCGCTGGTCTGTTCTGCTTCGGCATAGAGCCGCGCCTGCTCCCGGTTATTGGTTTCAGTCAGAATGGACAGGCTAATAAGCTGGCTGTTGCTCTTTGCCAGTGTCTGGCTTTTGCTCTGCAGCTCGTCTGACTGCGTGCTGATGGTCTGGCTGGCATCAGCCAGCCGCCACGTCTGCCAGCCCAGCGCCGCCAGTAATAACGCCAGCACAACCAGCAGCAACCGGTTCATGCTGCTACCTGTTGCGCCATCTGATTACGGGTGATCCAGAAGGCAATAACGGTCAGCAGATAAAAGACCAGGGTAATAGCCCACCCCGTCCAGGCGAGACTTACGACAATCAGCAATCGCATCACCCAACTGATAAATACGTTTTCTTTTCGGGTAATTGTCTTCAGCAAAGATGCCCTTAACTCCTGCCAGAGCGGGCTATTATTAATTAACGCAGCCAGTGCTACCGGAATTACCGCCCATGTCAGCAAACAGGCTACCCAAACGCCGGACGCTGCCAGTACCGGAAAAATCCCCTGCGGATACACCATTGCTGCGATTAACAACGCCATCCATAACATCAGAAACAGTCCGCTGATTAATTTCTTTTTCATTTCAGTTTGCTCCCTGTAAACACCAGGCCATCTCCCGCGCACGGCGGTTATCCAGCCCCTGATTAAACACACCTTTTACATAAACCCAGCGCGGCAACTGTCGGCACGCATCCGCCCAGCGCCGCTGATTGAGCAATTTCACCAGCGTGGAGCTGCAGGCATTGCCTGTCCCCACGTTGAAGGCAAACGACACCACCGAGTCATACACCTTTTGTGGCGGCTGTTGCTTCACACATCTTTCCAGCGCCCGCTCCACACGCAGCACGTTGGAGATAAGCCCTTCTGCTGCCTGTCGTTCCGTAATGGTTTTGCCGGGAATGACGCCCGACGTATTACCAATGCCGTCAGTCCATACACCCGCGCTGCACTGATACGGCTGCAGACGACAGCCTTCGTAATCGGCAATCAGTTTCAGTCCTTCCACGGAGGTGTGAAGCTGCTGAAAACCCGGCAGCGTGGCAGCAATAGCCAGCACGGTCCCGACAAGGCAGCGTTTAACGATTGATGGATTCATAGTCCTCCCGCGTGATCTGCCCGTCGCGCAGAAGCTGGTAGGCTTTGTGTTTGTAGTACCAGTTGATAGCCAGCATCAGCACACCGATCATCAGGCCGCCCAGCGTTGAGGCATCCTTGATGGACAAATCGCCCAGCCAGGCCAGCACGACGGCGATGCAATACGTGATAAAGGCGCTGATTCGCTCAAGCGTCATAATTCAGTCCCATAGCTGGACGGTCTGCACGGTGGTGGTTGTCGGAATGTCCGGCAGCTCCACCTGCAGCCCGTGAGGTAAAAAGGGGCCATATTCGGCAAGCCCCGGATTTGCCTTCAGTACCTGCTCCGTGACACCCTGCGTGCGCCCGTAATGACGCCAGCAAAGCGCGTCCACCGTGTCATACTGATGCGCACGCACTTTCATCAGATAAGCTCCACTGTGCAGTGCGGCGCGTCCTGTACCCGGCTGATGGCCCAGCGGGCGTCACGCCATAAATCACCGCTGGCTTCCGCCAGTTCCTCGCCCCGCTTCACACCGGATGCCGTGGCGTCATAGTCCTGGTAACGTTCGTTGAGCATGGCGCGTGCCCAGCAGTAAACCGCGTTGAAATAGTGCTGAATGCGCTCACTTTTGCCGTCCAGCTGTTCCGCCGGAACCTCTGCCAGCGAGGCATACCCCAGCATCTGCTGGCGTCTGCGAAACTCATACAGCTCTGCGTTGACCTCCGAAATTGCCGACAGCGCAACCTGCTTTAAACGCGGCTGCGTCACCGTGCCGTCAGTGCGCATGACACTGCGAAACTCCGACAGGTCCACATCAGGCCAGAACGGCGTATTTCTGATGATTTCCGCCTGTTCCGGTGCCTGTTCTGGCGCAACAAACTTCATGCTGCTTTCTCCTGAAATAGAGGGCGGTGGACGGGGTTTTGATGTGGCAGTGCCTTTCGCCACCCCGTGCCGCCCGTGCGCGGGGGCACGTTCTGTCAGCGGCTGTCATTGCGCAGTCTGCGCTCCAGCTGCTGTTTGTCTTTTTTCACGCCACAGCGGGGATCGAGCTGTAACGCATGGTTGAGATGATTAAGGGCAGACGCCGGATTGCTTTCACTCAGGACCGCGCCAATCGCTTTATGCAGACGCGCCCGTGACTGGTCCGGCATATCCAGACCGTCTGTCAGCTCCAGCGTCTGCAGCAACAGATCGGCATCAAAGCCGGTGGTGGCAAGCATTGCGCTCTGCGCGGCGTCTGCCATTTCCTCTGCCAGCACGGTCTGCACGTTGCGGTTACCCAGCGGCATCACCCAGCCATGACGCAGGGCATGACGCCCGATCTCCAGCGCTCCGGCATAATCTCCAGCATCAATGCGCCACAGCATCACGTACATCAGCACGTCATCCTGTTGAGCGCCTCCGGCAGCCAGGACACCCTCTGCCCAGGCGGCGTACTTCGGCAGCAGCTCCACCTTGATTTCCGCTTTTTTGACCGTGGACTGAACGCCCTTGAGACGGCGGCGGTCTTCCGCCAGTTGCAGCAGCATCAGGTCATAGCCCGATGCGTGGCGAACACTGCCGCCCTCGCGGGCGGCCTGTTCAGCCTGAACGCGCAGGCGATGCTGCCGTGCGGGACTCAGGCTCATGGATTACGCTCCGGTTTCGGCTGCGGCGGCGCTGAAATCACCAATCTGGATGTTTTCCACCAGTGCGGCGCAGCGGTAGTCCTCAACCACATAGGCTTCGTTAACGGATTCAAAGTTTTCAATCCGGTCACGTTTCGGGTTGTCGATAACTGAACGGCGGCGGGTGTCTTCCTGCCAGTAGATGGACAGGTTATCCAGACGGGTGATCAGCAGCGCATTCGGCGGGAAGAACGGCGCACGCACGGCCTGCAGGCCACCCATGCGTTTCTGACTGATGATCATATCGGCAGCCAGTTTTTCACTGTTTTCCTGCTCTTTGTTGACCAGCGGGAAATACTTGTCAGACAGCAGTTCACGACCGCAAATCACCACCAGATCGTCATCGTCCTGATAGACCACGTCGATAAGCTCATTAACGGCATCCATCACCACGGCGTCCAGGTTGGCATATTCGCCACCTTTCCCGACTTTCACCGCACCCGGTGTGGTTTCACCGCCCGTGGTGGTGCTGCCCATGACGTGATCCGGTGCATCCTCACGGATTTTCTGCAGCCAGCCTTTATTCACATCCTGCAGTAACGGGTTTTCGCTACGGTTGGAGGTTTTCGCACGCTTCACGCCGTTAAAGCCGATCATGATGCGGTCCAGTGCCTGACGTTTCACGATGGCGTCACGGATACGCACCTGAAAATCCTGAAACTTCGCCCACAGGTCCAGCTTCGCGTAGGTCAGTACCGTGTCAAAGTTGGTCTGCTCGCATTTATATTCCACATCGACCATCAGCGTCGGATCGACAGGTTCACGCTCTTTCGCGGTGGTATCAGTGGTTCCGGCAATGGTGCTGCCAACTCCCAACCCCAGCAGCTGACCGGACTGCTCAGTCACTGGCGTGACGTTAATCAGCGTCAGGAAAGCGGCGGATTGCTGGATCTGGTCTTCCAATGTCTGCTGCACGGACGGCTCTACGGTGAACTTGCTGGACAGTTCTTCAACTGCCACACCGTTCAGACGCGCCAGTTGCTGCAGGTAAGCGTTAAAAGCAAAGCGGGTATTCTTCTTCATCAGGTTTTGTGCTCCATCAGCAATTGGTCAGAGTGTCAGCGGGGGCGTTACCGCCTGTTGCACGCTGGCGGTAGTCCTGGCGGCTGTCTTCTTGGCTCAGCTTGTCCACCAGTTCGTTAAAGGCGGTCTGCTGTGCCTGCAGGGCAGTCTCCAGCTCAGACAGGCGTTCTTCCTGCTCAGACAGGGATTTTTCGGTGCGCGCACTCAGGTTCTGCTGCTCAGTGGCGACCAGTTCCACGGCCTTATGCACATCAGAGAACCGGGCGTCATCGGACTGCTCTTTTTTGGTGAACAGCGCCGTGACACGGGCAAACAGGGACGGTTTGTCATCCTGGATTTCTTCCAGTTCGATCACCGTTTCCTCTGCAGCGGTAAAAAGATTGGCGGGATTCTGCTTGCGGTTTGCCAGCGGGTTATGGGCTGCACTGGCGCTGAATGTCAGCATTTCAGTGCCCAGACTGGCAGGGTCATCAGTGGCAGCCAGGCCGACCAGGTAGGCTTTGCCCGTATCAGCGAACTTCGGGCTGACTTCCATAGAGGTGAATAATTTCTGGCCTTTTTTCACCAGCTCCACCAGGGACTCCGTGGGCTCAACGTCGGCATACAGCGCCATCTTGCCTGCCAGCGGACCTTCCGTGATTTCTTCAGCAAACAGCGCCGTCACTTTGCCGTAGCGGTTAAAGGTGCTGTCCGGCAGATAAGACTTGATGTGCTCAAGGTTAATCAGCGCGGTGTAAACCGCCGGGTTGTAGCTGGCTGCCATCTGTTCCAGCCATTCACGCTGGATTTCGCGTCCGTCGGTGGTGGCACCTTCCACCCCGATGCGAAAACGCTTTGCTTTCACTGTCATGAGCCGTGCTCCGTTAGAAAAAACTTACTGGAGCCTTATGGTTGCGGTGATGGGGGCAGTGAAACAATGCGCGGTATTTGTACCGACAACCACACAAACCGCAGGCGGGGAAAGCCTTCATTCAAGGCTGTAGGTTTGTGCCATGAACACCACACTGACACCCGCAGATCTCGATCCCCGTCGGCAGGCCATGCTGCTGTACTTTCAGGGATACCGCGTAGCCCGCATTGCTGAAATGCTGGGCGAGAAAGTTGCAACCGTTCACAGCTGGAAAAAACGCGACAAGTGGGGTGACTATGGGCCGCTGGATCAGATGCAGCTCACCACCGCCGCACGCTACTGCCAGCTCATTATGAAGGAGCACAAAGAAGGGAAAGATTTCAAAGAAATTGACCTGCTGGCGCGCCAGTCGGAACGCCACGCGCGGATCGGCAAGTTTAACAATGGCGGCAACGAAGCCGACTTAAACCCTAACGTCGCCAACCGTAACAAAGGCCCGCGCCGTCAGCCGGAAAAGAATGTTTTCACCGATGAACAAATTGAGAAGCTGGAAGAAATTTTCCATTCCTCCATGTTTAACTACCAGCGCCACTGGTGGGAAGCCGGAAAAACCAACCGCATCCGCAACCTGCTAAAGTCACGCCAGATCGGCGCGACCTTCTATTTTGCCCGTGAGGCCCTGATTGACGCCCTGCTTACCGGACGTAACCAGATTTTCCTTTCTGCCAGTAAGGCACAGGCTCACGTCTTTAAGCAGTACATCATCGATTTCGCCAATGAAGTCGAGGTGGAGCTGAAAGGTGATCCGATGGTGCTTCCTAACGGGGCCACGCTTTACTTCCTCGGCACCAATGCCCGCACGGCCCAGAGTTACCACGGCAACCTGTATCTGGATGAATATTTCTGGATACCGAAATTCCAGGAGCTGCGCAAAGTGGCTTCCGGTATGGCTATTCACAAAAAATGGCGACAGACCTATTTTTCCACGCCATCCAGCCTGACACACAGTGCTTATCCGTTCTGGTCCGGTGCGCTGTTCAACCGAGGGCGCAACAAAGCCGATAAGGTGGACATCGACCTGTCCCACAGCAATCTGGCCCCCGGCCTGCTGTGCGCAGACGGGCAGTACCGCCAGATAGTCACTGTGGAAGATGCGGTGCGCGGCGGATGTAACCTGTTCGACCTTGACCAGTTGCGCATGGAGTACAGCCCGGACGAATACCAGAATCTGCTGATGTGTGAGTTCGTGGACGATCTCGCGTCCGTATTCCCGCTCAGCGAGCTGCAGGCGTGCATGGTAGACAGCTGGGAAGTCTGGACCGACTTTCATGCACTGGCGCTGCGCCCGTTTGGCTGGCGCGAAGTGTGGATCGGTTATGACCCGGCAAAAGGTACGCAGAACGGCGACAGCGCCGGATGCGTGGTGGTGGCACCGCCAGCCGTGCCAGGTGGTAAGTTCCGCATTCTTGAGCGTCACCAGTGGCGCGGAATGGACTTCCGCGCCCAGGCTGATGCCATTAAAAAACTGACGCAGCAGTACAACGTGACATATATCGGCATCGACTCGACCGGCGTTGGTCACGGTGTCTACGAGAACGTGAAAGCGTTCTTTCCTGCGGTGCGGGAGTTTGTCTACAACCCCAACGTCAAAAACGCACTGGTGCTCAAGGCATACGACATTATCAGCCACCGCCGTCTGGAGTTTGACGCCGGGCACACCGACATTGCGCAATCCTTTATGGCTATCCGTCGCGCCACTACAGCCAGCGGCAACCGCCCTACCTATGAAGCCAGCCGCAGCGAAGAAGCCAGCCACGCAGATTTGGCCTGGGCAACGATGCACGCACTGTTTAACGAACCGCTGCAGGGCGAAGCCGCCAATACCAGCAACATTGTGGAGATTTTCTGATGCACTCAACCCCAACTAACCTCATGACCACCGCCAGCCTGCCTGTAGATCGCCCTTTCTTTGCTTACCAGCATGAATGGAACAGTGGCGCACGCAGCAGAAACCGCGTGCTTACAAAAATGCGTCAGGCTGGCGCGGATTTCTTTTTCGCCTACGAAGCCCTGAACGATGCACTGCACACCGGACGCAACCAGATTTTTCTGGGCTGCACCCCGGCATCAGCCCTGACCGTCAAAACCTATATATCAGCTTTTTTAAGTGAGGCAGCAGCCTGGACGCATCTTGGGAAAATAAAATCAGGTAAAGCGCATCTGGAACTCCCAAACGGTGCGGTCATTTATTTTATCGGGCCGGAAAGTCTCGCCGCCGCGCTCCATGGAAACGTCTACGTGTCAGAGTATGCCTGGGCTGACTCCCCCAAAAATATGATTGCGCTCGCCAAAAGCCTGTCCATGCACGCGCGCTATCACGCTACCTACTACACCACCCCAAGCCCCAGCCCGGAAGCATGGCAGGAATACAAGAATCTGATCGCCCGCAACAGCACTACCTGCATGACCTTTACCGCTGATGACGCTGCAGCATCCGGGGCTACGCTCGCAACCGGAGCCGCGCTCTTTGATGATGAATGGCTGAATGACATGAAAAAAGAATTATCACCGGAGGACTGGAAAATGCTGTTTATGTGCGAATGGCCCCAGGCTGACAAGGAGCAGGCGGCATGAGCAAACGTAAAAACAAGAACAACCGCGCAGCGGTGGATCACAACGCAGAATCTGGCGGCGCTGCGGCAGAGGCGTTTAGCTTTGGCGACCCGGTGCCGGTGTTAGACCGACGCGAATTGCTGGACTACGTGGAATGCGTGCAGATGGACCGCTGGTATGAGCCGCCGGTGAGCTTTGACGGACTGGCGCGGACCTATCGCGCCGCCGTGCATCACAGCTCACCGATTGCCGTTAAGCGTGACATTCTCAGCAGTACCTACATCCCGCACCGCCTGCTCAGCCAGCAGGCTTTTGCCCGTTTCGTACAGGACTATCTGGTGTTCGGTAACGCCTATCTGGAAAAGCGCACCAACCGGCTCGGCGGCGTTCTCTCACTGGAGCCAGCACTGGCGAAGTACACACGCCGTGGCGTGGACCTCGACACCTACTGGTTTGTGCAGTATGGCCTGACCACGCAGCCCTATGAATTTACGCAGGGCAACATCTTTCATCTGCTGGAGCCGGATATTAACCAGGAGATTTACGGGCTGCCCGGCTATCTCTCCGCCATCCCGTCAACCCTGCTCAACGAGTCCGCAACGCTGTTCCGCCGGAAGTATTACATCAACGGCAGCCATGCGGGTTTCATCATGTACATGACCGACGCAGCACAGAATCAGGAGGACGTGAACAATATCCGCCAGGCAATGAAAAGCGCCAAAGGGCCGGGCAACTTCCGTAACCTGTTTATGTACTCACCCAACGGTAAAAAGGACGGCATCCAGATCATCCCGTTATCGGAGGTTGCGGCAAAGGATGAGTTTCTGAACATCAAGAACGTGAGCCGCGATGACATGATGGCAGCGCACCGCGTACCGCCGCAGATGATGGGCATTATTCCCAACAATACCGGCGGCTTTGGTGATGTGGAAAAGGCCAGCCGCGTCTTTGTCCGCAACGAGCTGATGCCGCTGCAGAAGCGACTGCAGGAGCTTAACGACTGGCTTGGAGAAGAAGTGATCCGCTTTGAGCCGTACACGCTGGGACTGACAGAAGACAAGCGCAACGACTGACCCACCGCACCACGACAACAAGACTACCCCTCACAGCGCCCCAGCAGCATTCTGCGGGGCGCTTCTTTTTTTCTGCCGCTCCCCCACCCTCACCAATTGAAGCCGCCAGCGTGCCGGAGATTGCGCCGGATTTTCACCATTTCACCCCGTTGCGCGCGCTCGTATCCCCGCTACGCCTGCCCGCTTTATGTAGTGGTTTTCATGCACCTGCATGATCTACGCAAAAGCCCGCCAGTTCTGGCGGGCCTTAGCAAAAACGATCCTCAAACGATCATGCGATCTCATGCGGCATAGACATGCACTACAGAGCTAACGCCTCGCAAGGGCTCGTTGTTCAACCTTGCTGACGCCAGAAGCAAGTTCAGACGCCAGCAACGTTTCTTAATGCAGCCAGCTGTCGTCTTCCCACACCTTCTGCATAATTTTCATCACTTGTTTTCTTTCTTCGTCCAGTTGCAGTCCGGTTAGTTCCACACCGTTAGAGCTACCTTTGCGAATGCGAATTACCGTTTTGGGATACAGGGGGCGCAGATTGCGGTAAAGCTCGGATTCAAGGGCGTCCAGGGTAGACTGGCTAATCTTCTGCTCTTTATCGATCATTATTTCAATGCGCATAAAAGTCACCTCAGCTGATGACATCCATTGAGCGGTTGTATTCGTGGGTTCTGATTTTTGCCATGAGTTCATCAGTCAATTCAGAAACCCACTGCAGAGCCAGCCCCTTCTCTTCATCACTACACTCACTAGCCGCTACAAGCTTAAGAAAAAAATCAATGCGCTGGAGCTTCAAAGACTCCAAAAAATAGTCCTGCATCTTTCCTCCTATGACACCACACGCAATACTATATGTATAACCACTGTTTATATTTACAGTATATAATAATCTTACTGATGTAAAACGTTTTTTTACGTTCATCAGCCTGATATGCCTGGTATTATTAATAGCACGAATTGTTAACCCGCGTAATTAATACAGGTTCCGCCACTGATCATCTTCCTGCAAACGCTGGTTCCGATAGAAGATACGCAGGCCTGCTCCTGACGGAATACTGCCGCCGCGAAGGAGCAAATTGACCTCTTTCTCGCTGCCATCAAATCCTCTGGACTTCAGTTCATAGACGAGCTGCTGACGCTGATACTCTGTAATTCGCTGTTTGTAGTCTTTACGCCGTTTCGGTTTAACCAGGCGTAATCTTGCTGCCAGTTCCCGGCGCTCTTTTTTGCTCATACTGTGCAGGTAATCGTGCAACTCCTTGTCATCCATGCGGGTGATATCCGTTCTGGTATCCCCATCAGCTGATTTGTCTTTCCCTTGTTGGTTCAAATTTTCAGCAAGGGGACAGTTATTGCCACGAGTCCAAGGGGCGCAAGCGCCCTGGTCGGCTGCCGCCTCCTGAACGTCAACGGCCTTACGAACCATTTTCCACTTCACTGCATGAGTGCAGATCTTACCCTCTGCAATGGGTGACCAGATGCCATAAATACGAATGCCGTGATCGCCATAGGCGGTCGGCTCTTCGTTGATTTCATAAGCGGTTCTGATGAGGTGATATTTACGGGGAACCAGTACGCCGCCCTGCTTCATGATGTAGGTGGCAAAACAACCAGCATCAGCTGCAGCCAGAATGGCATCAAGGCGCGGGTTATCCAGTACCGGCGCACCTGCTTTTTTGTCACCCTGTTGCCTTGCCGCCTGACCAGCCAGCAATCGCAGTTCACGGTAAGCCTGACGCCCCGGAATGCCAAAGAAGCGGAATTGCTGAACACGATGCAGAGACGCCCAGGCATTAACGTATTCAGCGTTATCACGCAGAGATTTACCCGTTTCCTTGCTGATCTCGCCAGCCAGACCACGCCCGTCAATGTTCTTACTGATGTATTTCGCGATGTAGCTAGTCGGCGTTCCTTTGCGCGGGTTTATCAGCTCAGACTTAAAGCGTGGCCCCGTGTTATTACCCAGCTCCTCGCGGTCTTCACGGATAGCAAACTTACGCAACAATGCAGTAATGGCGCGGCGGTCTTTTTTGCGCATGAAACACAACAGGTGCCAGTGAACTGTGCCGTCATGATGCGGCTCAGCCACCCGCACGCCATACCAGCGCAATCCGGCTTTGTGCATCGCCTTACGAAATGCAGCAAACATGCCGACCAGATAATCACTGCTTTGTCTTACCGTCGCATTTGTCCAGGTCGGGTTGGGCCTGCCGTTATTTAGCGTGGAATGGAAACGTGACGGACAGGTGATGGTGTAGAAAACGGCGCAGTCACCGCGCATTTCCGCGATAAGCTCCAGACCTTTAACACAGGCCATCATCTCATTGCGGCGATGCGCAGGGTTGCTGCTGCTGGCGTTTACCACATCCTCCATGTCCAGCGTGTCGCCGTCTTCGTTCACCAGTTCATGAGAACGGAAAAACTCCAGCGACTTACGGCGCTGCTCACGTTTATGCATCACGGCTTCATAGCTGACATAGGGAGATGCTTTTTTGCTGACCAGGCAAACAGCACGCAACTGCTCTTCCCGCCATTCACAACGCATCTTCCACAATTTCCGATACCACCAGTCGGCGCACAACATACGCGCCAGCGAACCCGGAATGAGTTCATAGGGTACGGGTTTACGGCGGTTTCTTTTCCGGCGGAGTTGCTCAAACGCAGGCGGTATGACATCCAGTCGCAGGGTTTCTGCTGCCACCTTTTCCCATGTCTTGCGGATTTCTTCTGGCTTAACATCATCGGTGGCATACAAATCACCACAAGCGGCATCAAGACACATACTCATATGCGCAGCGACAAGAGTAGACAGGCGTTTCACCTGATCCTGACTCATTTCAGGCAAGATCAGCAGGCCGTCCAGCCCTTCATGGCTTGCCATAAAGCGAAAAGAAGTGGATAGCTGACTGTCGCGTACATGCTCCAGTCGTTCCAGACATGGCTTAATCGTCTCACGCAAATAGCGGGAATAAGCCTTTGGCCTGCCCAGGCTGCTGAAGTATTCAATACGTTGCATCAGCGGCTTGCTGATATGGGAAGGCTGGGCGTTAACGTCCGCCAGTATGACCATGTCCGGATTAAAACGCTGCTGCTCATGCGCCAGCTTTGCCCGGCTAATGAGCTTATCCTGCTCCATTTCGCGCTGGACAGGATCACGGGATGCATTAAAGAAATAACGCTCCCAGACCTGATCACTCAGTGCCTCGCGGCGCAGTTGTTCCTGCTCGTTATCGGCAGCGTACAGAGTGATCAGGTTTGAAAGCGCAGAAACCGGCGCAACTTCCGCCGGGTCCAGATAAGGGTTAATAGCCTTTTTCGGGCTGTTCCATGAGAATGCTGCGGCGGCCTCGTTAAAGCCGCTGCAGTTGTTCATATCAGCATGGCTCATGCACGCACTCCATACACGGCAGAACTATCCACGCCACGCGAAGGATCAAATCCCACCCAGCAGCGCGCCCCAGAAACAGCGATGATTTCTGTTGCAGATTTACTCTCACCAGCTGCTACGCCGATGCTGCGTTTTGCCTTGATGTAGTGGTGAGTAAAATTGCGATACAGCGAACGGATCAGGGATGTGTCACTGTTAGAAACAATGACCGGATGTCCTTCTGATGACCGATGTTCAAGAACGGATGCCAGGTGATACTGGTCATCTTCAGTGAAACCATCAGTGTGATAGCCGGAAAACGTACCGTCATACGGCGGATCGCAATACACCACATCCCCCGCCTTCAACATCGCCAGCGTTTCATCAAAGCTGGCGCAGATAAACGTTGCCCGCTGGGCTTTCTCTGCAAATGCGCGAATTTCTTTTTCAGGGAAATACGGATTTTTATAATTACCGTAGGGAATGTTGAAATACCCGCTCTTGTTATAGCGACATAACCCACGGTAACCATGACGATTGAGATACAGAAAATATATCGCTTTCATGAAATCAGTAATTTCAGTGGAGTAATTAAACTCCTGCCTTATGTTGTAATAAGCCACCTCCCTGTTTGCTTCCTCAAATAAAGCTCTGGCACGAGATATAAACGCCTCACAATCAGCAGCAACCTTTTTATAGAGGTTGATTAAATCAGGATTAATATCCGCAACAAGATAGCTGGGGTAATCCGTCTCCATCATCACAGCACAGGAACCCGCGAAAGGTTCAACCAGTCGCGGGCCAGCAGGAAGGTGTTTTTTCAGTTCGGACATAATGGCAGTTTTATTTCCCGCCCATTTCAGGATGGTGCTCATACAGCACCTCCGTTGTAATGTTTGCCTTTCAGCTCTGCGATTTCCTGGCAGGTAATGCAAAGCTGCACTCCAGGAATGGCACGGCGGCGTGCTGGCGGAATTGCTGCTTCACACTCAATGCAAAGCACGCGGGACACGCCCGGCGTTTTGGCGCGGGCAGCACGGATATGACGCTGGCGTTCTTCTTCAACGCGCTGCTGTACGAGATCCATTGCATCAGCCATCAGTGGATCTCCTGCGCTTCGTTCTGGATTGCTTCAGCATTCACACGCAGCAGTTCTGCCGCTTCGACGTGGTTTAGCTGGCGGGATGTTATATGACACGCCAGGCTATCAAGGCGAGCTGCCATTGCTTCAGCCCTTGCCCGGCGTTCTTCCAGACGAGCTTCTGTCAGTAAAATATTAAGCCCTGCGTCATCCGGTCCGGTTTTAGTCGAGAGGGTTTCAATATTACGCATAATCAATTCTCCTGAATTTAGATAAAGGGATGCCCGGCGGGTTTACGCCATTAATTTCATTAGTTGGTTAATTCGGCATGGTTAGCCGTCTGGGAAATAAGCTCACCACTGCACGAAAATGATTCATTGCTTTAATCAGCTCCCGCTTTTCGTCAGTGGTCAGCTCATTAATGCTGATGCTATGACGTTCAGCTGGAATTTTTGCCATAAAGAATATGGCAGCCAGTGCCCGTTTATTTTGTTCATTATTGATATCCCGTGGATCACGCATATCTTTAATAAACCGCTCAAGCTCTGACTCAATATTCAGGCCAAAAACTTTCGCCCTTAACTCCGCAATGTGATTAAGTCCATTCAGGCGTTCACCGGGGCTTAATGGAACAGTTGCTGCAGCGCCATTAATTGCCATACTTCATATCCCCCAAACGCAGCTATCGTTCTTTGTTCTTACGGTAACGCTCAAGAGGAGATACATTTTTTCGTATCGTCTCTTTAACCTGCTCTCCCCGTAAAAATGTCCCATCCTTTAACGCGAAAAAGTAACTGCCATCGCCCGACAATGACGGATAGCAACAGAGCAAATCATCTTCAGGTACTGAATAACTCTCCCCTCTGTAACGAAACTGATAAACCACTTCACTTTCTGCCGCATACATTTGGACTTTCTCCGTTTCCTCGTGGTCAATTTAGACAGCAATTCATCTTGTGAATGACATGGATGCCAGCGTTTTCCATCCTCACCCGTGATCCAGCCGTGACCGTAGTGCATTGCCGGGCTTTGTTTTACCAGCAGCGATGCAAATGATGGTTCTTTCGTCAGCATAAGCACCTCACAGCAAACCGAATGAAGCACCGAGGCCAGTCACGGTATCAACTGCACTCGCCATCGCAGGGTTAGCCTGTAAACGGGCCTGCAATGAAACAGCAGCCAACGCCATCAGTCGTGTTACAGAGTTAATGCTGCTGATAGCATCACGACGACCTGCACTGGTTTTTACATCGCCAGATACCGCACCTGCAGCAACACGCCCGATCTCTGCGGTTGCACTCATGACGTAATGTGGCAGTTTCTCTTTTGCCACCTCATTAATTGGTACGCATGGCAGGCAGTGAATCTGTGCCAGAAAACCATCTACCAACGTTGAATCTTCAGTCAGATCGGTAAGCAGCCAGATTTCTGGTGCGGTTAATAAATGAGGTTGAGCTGGGTTCAGCTTGTTCCGCAGAATCTGCACATTCATGCCCGCACGTTCTGCCAGTTGCACCAGATTGTGGCGCAGTGCGAATGCACGACAGGCTTCATCAAAATGTGGATGTTTGGAAACTTGGTAATCAAACATGGTTTTCAACTCCGAACTTATCGCAAAATCGAACTCAGCGTCTTATTGCGAAAATAGACGTCTATTAAGCAGACAAAGCATCAACAGTCAGAGCAGCCAGGTTAATCATTACCTTTTCACGTTTTTTGTCTTTACGAAGACGATGACGAGGTAGTCGGCCATCAGCCAACATGTCGTTAATCGTATCAATAGAAAGGCCAGTCAGTTCGCTATAACGTTCGATTGTGACATGTGGTGTATTCAGAGTAATTGAAATGTTAGGTGTCATAAGGCAACATTCCTTCTAGATATGGCTTGTGGCGAGCCGTTGTTTGTCGTGATTAGTAGTGAAGGCTCCAAAAGAACACTTCTGGTTCAACTTTAAGATCGCTTTTGGAATCTGTCAACGAATTTTGGATTTCTTTGGAGGACTTGTGGATTTCAATAGCGGCGGTAAGAAAGCCATAGAACGTTTAGTTGAAGCATATGGGTTCGGTACCCGTCAGGCTCTCTGTGATCATTTAGGTGTTTCTAAGAGCACCATGGCAACGCGCTATATGCGTGATATTTTTCCAGCAGATTGGGTAATCCAGTGCGCCCTTGAAACGGGCACCTCGCTTAATTGGCTAACAACAGGGCATGGTTCAAAGCAAGCATCAGCAAATACAAATACTATAGAAGTAGAAAAATATTTATTGTCTGATGGAGCATTGCAGAAAGACGGTTTTTATATTTTTGATAAGGGATTTCTACCCTCTGCGTTTAAAAAACCTTTTGTCATCACAGATAACAATTCTGAATTTATTTGTGATAAAGAATTTGATGATATACGTGATGGTAAATGGGTAATAAGTATTGATGGCGAAATAACGATCCGTGACATTACTCGTTTACCCGGTGGAAGAATCTTCGTCGAGGGTGGAAACAGAGCCTTCGAATGCAAGATAGAAGACATTGAAATAATTGGTAAAATTATAAGTTTAACAGTCAAGTATGTTAAATAGTACCGGGAGGAAACTATGCTTGGTAAGGTATTTTTTGTGGTTTTGTCATGTTCTTTGTTATTAAACCCACTAACTACCTATGCTAGAAATTATCCCTGCTCAGGGAAAAAGGGAGGTGTTTCTCACTGTACCTCAGATGGCAAATTCGTTTGCAATGATGGAACTATTAGTAAATCCAAAAAAATCTGTACTAAAAACTCACGATAACTTTTGCTTTTATATCTGCGTCTAAAATAAAAATGAGCCGCAGGTTAACCGCAAAAGTTACATGCTCACATAGCAAAAAGAATAGCCAACTTCATTATGGCTTCAGTGAGATGTATGGTCGTAGGATTTCATACATTGACACTGGTTATACATACAGTAAAAATGCTCTCTACTGGAGGGCATTTTTTATGGCAGTACGAAAACTCACCACAGGGAAATGGCTTTGCGAATGTTACCCCGCCGGACGTAGTGGGCGTCGTGTGCGTAAACAATTCGCCACCAAAGGCGAAGCTCTGGCTTTTGAGCGCCACACGATGGAAGAAACCGAAGCAAAGCCCTGGCTGGGTGAATCAGTGGATCGTCGAACACTGAAAGACGTAGTTGAGCTATGGTTCAAACTACATGGTAAATCTCTAACCGCTGGGCAGCATGTCTATGACAAATTGCTGTTGATGGTTGACGCTCTGGGCAATCCCCTTGCAACCGATCTCACATCTAAAATGTTTGCCCACTATCGAGATAAACGCCTGACGGGTGAGATCTACTTCAGCGAGAAATGGAAAAAAGGAGCAAGCCCAGTCACTATTAACCTGGAGCAAAGCTATCTTAGTAGTGTTTTTAGCGAACTATCCCGCCTGGGCGAATGGTCGTATCCGAACCCACTGGAGAACATGCGAAAATTCACCATCGCAGAAAAAGAGATGGCATGGCTTACCCATGAACAGATTGTTGAATTGCTGGCTGATTGTAAACGTCAGGACCCAATTCTGGCACTGGTAGTTAAGATATGCTTAAGCACTGGCGCACGCTGGCGTGAAGCCGTAAATCTTACCCGCTCACAGGTGACCAAATACCGAATTACCTTTGTAAGAACGAAGGGGAAGAAAAACAGAAGCATCCCTATCAGTAAAGAGCTTTACGAAGAGATCATGGCGCTTGATGGGTTCAATTTCTTCACAGACTGCTATTTTCAATTTTTATCCGTGATGGAAAAAACGTCTATCGTGCTCCCTCGCGGTCAACTGACACACGTTCTGCGCCATACGTTTGCGGCGCATTTTATGATGTCGGGTGGAAATATCCTTGCTTTGCAAAAAATCCTCGGACATCACGACATAAAAATGACTATGCGTTACGCACATCTGGCACCGGATCACCTGGAAACTGCATTACGGTTTAATCCGCTGGCAACACTACCAACATCAATAGCAAGTTTTTGA